AACTGAACAGATATAAATCATGATGTGATTTATATCTCTTGAGTTTATATATGATTACTTCATATATAAACTGAACAGATATAAATCATGATGTGATTTATATCTCTTGAGTTTATATATGATAAGTCTTAGAATATAATTATACTTTTTCTAAATTATATTTATAGAATTTTATAAGTGTCTTATCAATATTTTCATTTATAATTGTAATTATATCATTCGATAAATATTCAGAAATAATTGGCGAAATATATTTATTTTTATCAAATATTTCATTAATTGTTTTTCCTATTGTATAATCATTATTCGCGGATAATATATTATTTTCAAAAATATATTTAGGATTTTTTTTAATCAAATTGAATTTTTTTTTAATTTTATCAAGTGTTTGATTAGGGTATTGTAATAAAGTATCATATTTTACTAAATATGCTTTTCCACATTCAATATAATCTTTATAATTTGAATAAATGTTATTCCAATCTTTTATATATTTAATAACATTTGATGGAGTTATTTCTTTTTTCTTATATGTTAAAATAGAATGTATCCACATATATGGATTTTTAATTATTACTAAAAAATTTACTTTTTTTTTTGCAAAAATATCTATTTTTTTATCAATTTCTATATTTTTTATAGTATCTACATCAACCATATTCACCAATTCAATATCATTAGGAAATTCAATAAGTTTACCATGTTTCCATCCACCAACATTCATAAACACAGTTGTATTTATAAAATTATTTACTAAAATTGATGCTATATAATTAGTTCCTGTTCTCATTTGACCATAAATTTTAAAATATTTTATTTCATTCGACATTATATATTTTATATAAATTATTTATATAAAAATTAAATTATTTATTTTTACTTTTTGTATTTTTGCTTTTCGGAATCAGATAATGCTCTCCATAATGCGCCAATCTTTTTAGCGATATCAATTATACTTGCGGTCGGATTATTCTTTTTTACGGACTCTCTGACTTCCATTGCGAAAACCATGTAAGCGTTCAATTTGCGAGGTTTCTTTTCTTTGGTGTCTTTTTTTGCCTTTTTCTCTTTTTTAGCTGGTTTTTTATTCTTTGAATTCATTTTATTCTTAGATGATTCAAACGCGCTATTTAACTCTTTTAATTTGGATGCGTCATTAGATGATGCGTTTTTGAGTTTATTATTTCGCGCACGAATAGTTAAACTAACTTTACCTTTTTTATCAGTAGCCATTTATATATAGATTAGAAATAAAAATTGATTTAATTAAAAGAATTATTTTAACTAAATAAAATGGAATCAGAACTTACACATTTATTCAATTATCCTCTAAATTTTGAAGAACCAAAATTACCATTTGATAGTAGTTCATTTGGATTTTTAAGTCTTCAAAATGAAAGACTGACTGAAAATACTGGAATAAAACCTCCGGTAAAAAATTTAAAAAAAAATCCAAAAAGATTTTGGTATTTACATGATTATGAAATATATTATTCGAATCGAAAGAACCGAATGATGATTAGAAATTACAAAACATCAATTTATTACGAGTTTAATTTATCATCGTTTATTTTACATTGTCATTCATTTCTAAAACAAGATGATACAGTTGAAATATTATTCTCTAAATTATTGAATAAATATTTTGAAAAAAATATTAGTTCTGGAGACTTCTTGTGTGATTTTTTCATAAATGAAGATAATGAACGATTATGGATTTCGATAAAAATCAAAACATCGGAATACTTATATGATATTACAACGCATTTCATTGTATTGTGTTGTAATGATGGAAAATATGAATGGTTCTCTTTATTAGAAAATAAATACGTTGAATATTCTGATTCCGAATTTGCTTCTAATAAAGTTCAATTCAAATTATTACAATCATATATATATCAATGTATAAAATCTATTTCTCATGGTACCACAGATTGAAAGCCCATTTCTCTCCATTTTCAACAGGAACTGAACGATGACTTGATTTATAATTTACATCCCCATTCTTATGATAATTATCGAAGTATACCATCCTACCCATTTTGGGGGAAATCTTTATATTCAGATTTGGAAATTCGGTTTCGCCACCTTGTTCTACATCATTCAAATAACATAAACATGTGAATCTACGATGACGTATCCCCTCATTCTTATTACGGCTCGGGCTAGGATCCATATGTGTCTTATACTCCTCACCGGCGTGATAGTGTATCACCTGAAAAAATGTATCGAAGTTTCTTCCCGGCTTCTTCAAAAGCAACGAAATCTTTTTATAAATTTGGAAAATATCTTCATCCTCTAAATAATTTAAAAAATGAGAGCTCCCTGTTCTTATTGAGGACTCTTTTGCCTCTGGTCCCGATCCAACAATTGCCCGTTTCATACTTTCCCGACTTTTGTCAATAATTATATTACATTCTTCTTTTGTTAATACATTATCCACATAGAAAATTAGTGGTTTTTTATTTATAACGGTTAATAATTGTTCATCCATAAAGTAATAAATTATTATTTTTCTTGTGTTTTATACTTACAACAAAATCAAATAATTCCAACATAACCCGACAGTCAATTTCATTATACTTAATAATGTCAGATAAAGATACATTTGATTCAAGAACATAATCCCCCTTTATGAAGTTTGGTATCAGGAGAATATTCGCCTCTAATCCATTCATAACATTATCATTCCAAGATGTCTTAATAAGGCCCAAATTATACATCGACTTCGCAACATCCTTCAATGAATAGGTCTTCATTCCATCACATACAAAATGAATAGTCGACTTAAATAATTTCAGTAAATCAATCCACTCGATATCAGTCTCTAAATCGAAATGATACTGCTTAAATAAAGAATTCAACATCGATTGCTCGGCGGTTGACCAATTCATAACACAATATGGGGACCCAAAACTCTCCATAAAATCGATCCATTCACGAATATTCTGGACCTCATAAGAATTGCCGGAATTCATATAATCTATTTGTTTTGGAACAAATGACTTATACAACCATTCTCCATCTTTTTCATAAAGGATGCCAATCAAGTATAAATGATTCGTATCTTCATTTGAGAAATCCCTCTTAAAATGGAAACTATTGATATATTCGAAATCAACATAAAAAACCCTTTTCTTCGGAACAACAAATTTTGATAAATCACATATGATTTTCTTAGTCCCACGCAATTCTGCTACACTCTTTAAAAAGGGTTTACCAGATTCTTTAAGTGCTTCTTCTATAGTCATATTTCTCATAAAATATTCATTCCGCTTTTCAAGTGTAATATCATTATACGAAGTTAATTCGTCGTTTTTACTAATAATCGATTTGATTATGTTTTTATATCCGTATGTAGAACCGTGTTTCATATTTGGTAAAAGCTCATGTCTCGTCGGATTATATAAGTCCCACGACCTACCATTCTCCCGCAAATCCAAAATCCACTTATACGACTCATTCATTTTATAAAATAATGATTCTTGATTTAAATCAACATTAAATATTTTATTCGCGTTTGATAAAATAAAAGCTCTCGGTTGAGTAAATATTGAATCGAAAGTGGAATTCTCTGAAAAATATGAATCTAAAACCTTCTGCTTTCCATATAAGATAACATTATTCTTCTTTGTGTCCCGATTGTTATTGTAAACAATAAGCAACTGATAATACCCCTCGAATGACTGAGATGGGGTGTCCACTTCTAAGAATTCCGAGATGATGCTACTGTGTATCAATACATCGAAATGACTGAATATCCTCATTTTATCACAGCGCAAATAACCATTAAAAATTACCATAATGTTTTTTTCAATCATCCGCTTCGTTAAATCGAATGACTCGTGGTTTTTATAATTGGTCAAATCGTCGAATGCATAATTCATATCTGAGCATTTCCGCTTTAACTCGATGATCCGATGATTGAAATGATGATTTGATTGAATCCGTATATTTTCATTGAACTCATCTGGTTCTTTCTCGTAATTATACATAGTCAAATAGTCAAATATTGGTATATCTAACATGTAATTAACAAATGATGATGAATTGATATAATTATTATCATCCAATTTTATTCTTTTATTTGGTTTGTTTGTTATTTGAAGGGAACGTTTCATTTTTTATAATATATCGTTTTTATTTTAAGTTATTTTTTCATAAATTTTGTCCGCATCTTGATTTTCTTTTTTATAATAGTATTATTAACTTTAATATTATTCTCATTCACCATAATATCAGCAATCCCATAGTTTTTCTTAATAATATTCGGCATGTCCCTCATTTTGAAAATGTAATTCTTGTTTTTACCAACAATATTATAACAATATTTATTATGAATCGGGTTCTCCATTAGAATAATTGTATCCCGCTTTAATGAATTGATGAAAGCATAATATCCATTTGGGTTCGATTTTTTCAAACGCTTTTCTAAGATTATAATATTAACGGCGAGAGCATTGCTTAATAAAAAGATATCGACCATATTCGCCGGATAATCGTCAGTAAATATGAATTCCTTCAATTGAGTAATCGTATTTATATTTTTATATGCGTTGTGATTGAAGTGTTTGTATATCTCAATGATTCTATTAATACCATCGTGAATATCAGATCCGATATTCGCAAACATAGGGTCTTTATTTATGTCTGCGTTTGTTATATTCTCTATTTTATCAATCTGTGTATTTTTGAGTTGAATAACAGTTCGTATTTCTGGATTTATAATAGCTAAAATATAAAGAAGGGATGAATATAATGTGTTCGAATTACTACAATCGTCATAATAATTGAATCTAGGCATGTGGCCTTTCCAATAAGATGGTAATGGCATTAATTTCATATCATCCAATCTAATATCCTTATTAACAACCATATACTTATTCTTATTTATTCCATTATAGATGTGGCTTATCTTACTATATTGATGGTCTGTCCTAAAAGTGAATTCCTTCTTCGGTTCATACAAATACCGGATTTGCTCAAATACACCCTTCGCCCCATCAATAAGAATCTCGTCATTCCGAACATTCATCGTCTCATTTAATATTTCATCAATCTTATCTTCCATTATTTCATCGCGCAACAAGCGATTATATAATATTTCATCAGTTATTTTATCTACATAAAATGGAAATAATGTTTTCCCATCAATTGGGCTCCTCTCTAATAATATCAAGCTACATTTTCCATTCTTATATATACAATGAGGATTCAAGCTACATTTCTTATCTAATTTTGAGCACAGTTTTCGAATGGATGGGCGAATGTAATCCTCAATTGGGAAAGGAAGCTTTTTAAGAATAACAACTATATTTTTACATATTTTTTGGATGATTCTCTTTAATGAATCGCGCCTATTTTTCATTGTTTGATTTTGTATTATTTTTATAATTGCGTCTTTTTCATTGTTCGATTGTAGAAAGTTCGCGATTTCCATACGGAGAAGTTCATACGTCTCATTCTGATAAATGAGTGTATGACTCATTAAAACACGCTCGTTCGTTTTCTCCTTCGTATTCGAAATATATTTATTTACATCAACATAGTATTTTCCGGAAGCTTCAATCAAATCGACAGATGTCTTTTCTGGAATTACATTTATAATTCGGTTATTCTCCAATAATATAGCAATTATAAGCCCAGCAGAATCCTTGAAAACTCGCGTCGGATAATATGGCAACTTATACTTCCGCGCGATCTCGTTATAGAATCGGATTGTTTTCATTAGGCGTTGCGGTTTCCAATTTTCGACTGGAATATCACTGAATTCTCCGCGTGGTTTAAATGGGAGAAGGAATCCATTTTCAGTAATGAAGCCAATCGATTTGTTAAATGAGTCCTTGAATTGGGCCTTTATTTTTATGTCTTTAACTTTATTGAGTAATTCAGTTCCTTTAATGTCCGGCTTAACCTCAAAATAATCAGTCTTCAATGTATTGGCCCGTATTTTATCCCACGCAATCAAATGTTTGCTAACGCAATTGTTCATGGACATATTTAAAAATTTAATAGACTCTCCATCTTCCGGAAAGAATTGGCGCTTCACTTTTATCTTTCCCTTTTCATTGCTTACAAGGTATATGGGTTCATAATAGCGCCCGTCCGTATAAATAAAAATGGACATTTTGCTATTCGAATAAAAGTCCCGAATATAGAATCCAATTGGGCACAACAGAGCCCGAGAGTTCAGTATATAAATATTAAATCCCTGCTCGTGAAGAACATTCGGGCGCGATAGAAAATCCCACAAATATTCCTCTGTTATTTTTGTAGTATCGCTCATCATATATTTTATATAGTTCTCATATGAATCTGTATCCTTTGTCTTAAATGTAAGAGATAACTCGCCATTATTCAAGCTATTAAACAATTTTCGGTTTAATTTGGTCTCGAACAAGTATTTTTTGAAAGTCAATATGTTCAGGGGAGTCTCATCAGTTTCCATTATTGATAGAATCGAATAAATGAACGACTGACGAGTATCATCTTTTACTCCGTAGCGCAAATGGCACCGCGTATTCAATGGTAATTTACCCGTATTACAGCGCGAAATAAATAATTTCGCAATTTCAATTGGTAAAAGACCTAGCCTATTACGCAAAAGTGGTATCTTCTCGCGTCCCATAACATAATCAACACCATCTCCATCTACGGCATTATCCACATTTTTACCCAAACACTTCATATATTTTGCATAACCCTTCGACTTCGGATTATCTTTCTGAATCTTGAAGCAACATGGCATACATAACTGATTCGGATGATTACTCTCGTCGATGAAACCAATATACGGATTAAATTTACTGTCCTCCACTATTTTCAACCATGTTATCCGTCCCTCCTCTAAGCAACTGGGGCACTTCGCTGTCAGGCAGTTCCCCTTTCGTGTGGGCCGTATTTTAATATTGTTCTTTATTTTTTTATATGAAATCGGAATCTCTTCATATGGGCACCACACTTGGGCGCATATATACCAATTCTGGCGGTCCGGAGAGCTTCCATACACGAGCGAATTTTTATAAGAGTCGGGGTCTATCTTTGGATTCTTTGCGGGGTCATTTTTTAAAACGAGGGGTTGGCGCTCTTGGGGTTGACATTGCTTCGCATAATTTGCGAACTTGGCATCACTCCGAAACTTGAAAATTGGATTGTCGTATTTTTGAAGACGGCGCAATGTATAAAACTCATCCTCGCAGAAATCAGTACATACATCATGTCTAGTATCCTTGTCCTCGCATTGCATACGAATATTTCTATCAATATCATCGTCCCGCGCTAAGTAGGTCTCCCGATTAAATTCTTCGTTCTCCTTATTATCATTTTCGATTGCTTGATTTGTTGTGGTATTTACATATTCATCTTCCGCATATATATTACCTAGCGTATTCGCATAATTCATATAGTTCGCATTTGTTAGGGGTGTCGTATTTTGTAAAACGCTCACATTAATATTATTGACCGACTCCTCCAATTCAATTAATTCATCGCTGAAAATATCATTCATCTCGCTCTTTTTAAGATATTTTGACTGATTCACAAATAAATTAATAAACTTTGCGATGAAAATTGACGCATTTGTAAGTTGCATAATATTCTTCGACCCATTCATATGCATCTTCCCATTCTTTATCTTTATTTCGACACCTGTCTGACGCGTTGTCTTGACGCCCTGACTTCCCATAAAGCCATACCGGCGTTCCCAATCTTTATAGACTTTTATTGCTTCATCAATGGGCCTCTGAGAATAATAGCTTTCGTGTAATAATTTAATAACACTAGCCGGAGTTA